GATCCATATCATATTGATGATGAGCTGGAGGAAATGAAAAAGGGTAACGCTAAAGATACTAAGTCTAAAGGTTCTATGTGCGTGTATAGAAGATTTGTTGATACAAATACTGTATGTGAACTACCTGTTGCGTTCTATACGGATAGACCTTACTCTAAAGAAGCTTTCTATGAGAACTGTTTAAAGATGTGTATCTATTATGATTCAAGAATATTAGTTGAGTATAATGATGATGGTTTCTTAAAGTACTTTATTAAGAATAAGATGCAGAGATATCTAAAAGAACGACCACGTTCTGCAGATTCTCCAAATAGTAAGGCTACTAATAAGTATGGAGTTCACATGAAGTCATTCCAGAAGAAGTTACTTACTGAGCTTGTGGATGAGTACGTTAAAAAACATCACGAAGATATCTACTTCTTGAAACTTTTAAATGAACTTGCAGTATATGGTAAAAAGAATACGGATAGGGTTATGGCGTTTGGAATGGCTCTTATTCACTCTATGGATGCTGAAAGAAAGGTGTACGATGAGAAGAAGCAAGATAAAGAAGCTAAAATGTTTATACCTCATTTTGGTAGGAAAAATGATGGAACTATAGTTTCTATTCATAGAGATACGGATGGTAACTTGCAGAAGTCAGGAAGAAGTCCTAATTTTGATTACGATTTTAGTGATGATTAATTATATATAATATATGGAGTTCCCGAGACAGAATATACCCGAATCTAAAAAAGATGAGGAATGGCATAGTAATACGGTTGATGCTATTGTTGCTCAAAGTAGACAGAATACAAGATACTTGTCGGCAAGAAAAAATGATCACGAGAATTACTTAATTGTTAATGGAGATTTTGATAGTAAGCAATTTGAGTATGTTACTGATATGTATGGTATTACTGCTCCAGCAAGATTAGTCAACTATCCAATTATATTGCCTAAACTTGATTTACTTGCGGGTGAATTAATATCACAACCATTACAATATACGGTAAACGTAGTTAACAGAAATGCTATTCGCAGAAAGAATGAGAAGCGTACTCAAATTGCAGCTGAAGTTGTGTTAAAGCCTATTCGTAGAGAAATAGAAAAGGTAATAGGCATGCCAATTCCAGATGAAGATTTAGGAGAAGAAATACCTGAAGATGTTGAGGCTTATACTAAAATGAACTTTAGAGACCATGTAGAAGAAATGGTTTATACAGGACTTACTTACTGTACTCAAAAATGGGATATGGACCAAATATTTAAAAGAGGTTTCTATGATTTAGGAATTACTGGTAAAGAATTTTACAGAATATTTGTAAAGAACGGTGATCCTTATGTTGAGCGATGTGACCCAAGGTCAATGTTGTATGATGTAGATTCTGATAAAGAAAACATTAAAGATTCTAAATACGCAGGTGTAGAGAATTGGTATACTGTCAATGAGATACTTGATACTTATAATCTTTACTTAAACAAAGAACAGATTGAGGAGATTGAAGAATTAGAAAGTATGGATAGCGCTTGGTATCAAGAGCAAAACTCTCAGTACGATAATTATACTCACGCTGAAGGAGAGTCGATGAAGGTTCGTGTTGTTGATGTTCAGTGGCGTTCATTTAGACCTGTTAAGTACAAGGTATCTCCAAATAAGTATGATGAGTCTATTGATTATCACAAAAGAGTTAAGGATGACTACAAGGCTAAGAAAGGAGAAAAGATTGTTACTAAGGTAACTAATGATGTTCGTCAAGCTGTTAAGATAGGTCATTCAATTCTTATTAAATGGGGTAGAAAGCCTAATCAAGTTAGATACGAAGAAAATTACTCTAACACATCATTAGATTTCTTTGGTGCTATTAGAAATAACTTTAATGGACAAACATTGTCTGTAGTTGATTCACTTAAGAACATACAAATACTATATAACATAGTAATGTATCAAATAGAACTTGCACTCGCAAGGTCTGGTTCTAAAGCTATTGTATATGATGTATCTCAAAAACCTAAGAACGTTCCTTTGGAAGATGTTATGTATCATGCTAAGAATTCTGGACTTATTCTTATAAACTCTCGTCAGGAGGGGATGAGCAACTTCAATCAGTTTCAATCAATAGATTTTACACTATCTCAATCAGTTAGTCAAATGACCAACCTTAAGATAATGCTTGAAGATACTGCTGATAAGCTTACGGGTATATCTGCAGCTCGTGCTGGTGTAACTAAGTCAGGAGATTTGGTTGGTGTTACTGAAAGGAATGTAATGCAATCAACATTAATTACTGCTCCGTTATTTGATTTACATTATCAAGTTGTTGGAGAGGTGTTGCAAGGACTATGTGCTTTAATGAAGCCAGCTTGGGGAATGGAAGGTCGTATGGCTAATGTCTTTGGAGATATGGGTATGCAAACCTTTAAAATTGATAAGTCTATTGCTCTTGATGAGTATGGTATCTTTGTTGAGAATAGTGGTAGAGAAGTTCAACGTAAACAATCTATGTTAGCGTTAATGGACAGATATGCTTCATCGGGTAACTTAGATCCAATGGCTGCAATTAAAGCTGTTAACGCAGATAATGCAACAGAGATTGAGTCTATATTGGTTAGTGGTCTTGAGGCTGTACAAGCTGCTTCACTTCAAATGGAACAACAACAAATGGCGTTACAAGAGCAAACTAATCAAATCAATCAAGAGAAAACTTCTGTTACTGTTAAGGTTGCTCAAATTAAAGCTGAAGCTGATATTGAGGTTCAGAGAATGAAAAATGAAGCTGATGGTATGTTAGGGCAAACAACAATGGAGCATAAAGAAGATATGCAAGGTGCTGAAAGAAGGGCTAAATTAGATGAAACGATGTTAGCTACTTCAGGGGAAGAAGGAATGAGGCGAGCTGAAGAAAACGAAGAAGCTGGTGAAATGTAATAAAAAATTTATATATTTGTATTAATCATAAACCATATAAGGTATGTCAGAAGAAGTAAAAGATGGTGATGTAAGCGAAGAAACAAAAGAGTTTAACGCAAGTGCATTCGGTAGTGGAATAGTTGATTCAGTAGAAAATTCTACTGAAGAAAGTTTAAGTGAGTCAACAGAAAATTTAGCAGGGACTAAAGAATCTAATGATGATGAAGATGATTCATTTGATTGGTCTGATAATTATTTAGATGATGATTCTAATGAAGGGGAAGATGAAAGTAGTGAAGTTGATGATACTCCTCAAGCAGAAGTATCAGTAGATGATAATAATACAGATACAGATAGAGATAGAGAAAAAACTCCTTCTGTATTTGATGGTTCTTTGACAGATGAACACTTTTCTGCTTTTGCACAAGAGTTAGGAATAAAGGCTAAAAGCATGACAGAGCTTAAAAGTGCTATGTTAGAACTTGAGGCTGATAATAAAGATTACAGGAAAGTAGTAAAGATAATGTAACAAGTAATAAGATTTCTACGTTACAAACTTATCTTAAGTTTGATGACAAAGAATTACTACAAAAAGATTTAGAGGCTCAAGGCTTTAAAGGTGAACAACTGGAAGAAGCTATGGACACTCTACAAGATAATGGAATGCTCAAAGTAGAGGCAGCTAAAGTTCGTAATGCGATAAATAGCTCTATTGAAAATGAACGTTCTGCGATAACAAAAGAATCTCGTGACAAAGATGCAAAGCAACTAAAAGACCGAGAAGATAGTGTTAAATCGCTGAATACTTATCTATCTAAACAAACAGAAATGTTTGGATTTAAGATGGCTAAGGATGAAGAGTCGCTTAGGAAGGTTAGGGATAGCCATCACAAGTATATTACAAATGGTAATTTCTTACAAGATATTACTAAGGATAATGAAAGTTTAGCGGAAAGCGCTTGGCTATGGAAGAATCGAGAAACACTGCTAAAAGCTGCCCGTAATGGAGGATTGCAACAAGGACGTTCTGAGATTCTAAATGACATGCACAACCCTGATACCGATAAAGGTGGAGGTTTCGTTAGCCCAGATGGGAAAGGCGAGTTTAGTGTAAGTAAGTTTAGAGGCTCAAGTAAATAGAAATAAAGTTGTAATTAATTAAAAAAAAAGAAAAATGAAATATCATTCAGGTACATATGGTAAAGAAACCATTGAGTCAAATTCGTTAGTAGCGAATTTATTAAAATATCCGGAAATTGCTAAAACGTTAATTCGTCAATATCCACAATATTCACTTAACTATTTTGTAGACGGTTCAGGTCGTTTTAACAACATCAGAAGCTAAGATAGCCAAAGTAACATCGTTAGTTTGTAGTTTACACGTGAATGTATAACCACCTGCAGAAGCGATAGG